AGGCCACGGCAGGCTCCTATCGGCTGTCTTGGGAGGGGTGGGGAAGGCAAAGCTCGACGCGGCGCCTTCCCCGGCTGCGGTTGGGGGTAAACCTCCCGCAGCAACTCGTTCGCGCCTACTGGTGCGAAAGCTCGATGATGATCGACAGCGCCGTGCCGGCCACGATGTCCGCTGCGGCGATCGTCGCCCACAGATGTTCATCGTCGTCCATCGGGGCGTCGTCCACGGTCGAGGCTTTCGGCCCGATCGAGGTCGAAACGTCGAGCGGCGTGGTGTAGGTGCGCGCGGCTACGTATTTGTCCGCAGTCGTCACCGTGCCGCCCGCGCGCGGATCGCCACCTACGCCGATCGCCACCGTCGAGGAGCCAAGGCTCGTTCCGGCATTGATCAGAATGTTGGTGATCTTCTCGCCCTTGCGCTTGCGGCCGAGATAGACGACGTCGCCATTCGCCCAGGCATCGGTGCCCGCCAGCTTCGACGCGATGATGCAGCTGCGCCGGCCATTGACCACGCGGCCATCGGCCTTGTCGGGCGGGTTCTTCGTGCCGTCCGCGACGCCCTGCTGCTGCGATGCATATTTGGTTGCCATCGTTCAGTTCCTTTTTCTGGCTCCCCGGAAAACACCCCGGATCATGGCCACGACTTTCAGGCGCGGCCGCAGCCGCGCCCTCGATCAGCCCTTCACGTTGCGGATAAGGCCGGTCATGCCGGCTTGGGTGCGGCTCGCGCGCAGCGTGGTGCCCGCATAGACCTGCGTCGAAAGACGCTTGCCCGGGAGGGTGTCCACCGAAGCGCGCAGGCGCTCCCAGAAGTTCGCCACCACGCCCGGCTTGACCCAGAAGGGATTGAGCCGATAGCCGCTCCCGTCCGTGTAGAGCGCCGACACTTCCAGCAGCGGGTTGTCGAGCTCGAGATGGATGAAGTTCCATCCCAGCAGGCGGCGCAACATGCCGTCCTGATCCACTTCGCCGCCATAGCTGGCCTTGAAGTCCGCGCTGGTTGCCGGGATCTCGGTCAGCAGCGCGTCGTTGTCGTCGGCTGTCAGCACCATGAACTTCGGCAGTGAGGGGTTGACGTAGCCCTTGAGCAGCAGCTTGGTCGCGGCGCGCACCTTGGCCGTGCTCATCCGCCCGGCTGCAGCCGCGCCTTCGTCCACCGCGACATACTGGCCGTTCGGGAACGGCGTCGAAACCGTGCCCTCCTTGCCGCTGATGATGTTCGCGACGATGCCCTCCAGGATGCGCCGTTCGCGCGCCCGGGCAACCGTGCCGGCGCCGGACATCGTATGCGCGCCCTGCAGGCTGATCGAGGTGGCCAGCTGGTCGTCCTTGTCGATCAGGTCGGCGTAGTACAGCTCTTCCGGCTTGCTCAACCACACACCGTCGAAGCCGGTGTTGTTGTACTTGGTGTCGCCGTGGCGTTCGTCGCCCACGTTCGGGGCGGTGTTGCCGATGATGTCCTTGATCTTGATCTTCTCGGCGGAAGCATCGTCGGTCACGGTCACGGCGTCGAGCAGGCGGGTATCCTGCTGCTGCAGCGCCATTTCGACATTGTTCTGATATTTCGTCTGGAAAGACGCGGGGACGTTGTGCGACATCTCGCAGCCCTTTCGTCAAATGGTGAAACCAAATGCGAAGGGCTAAGGGGCGAGCTGCCCGGCCTCTCTATCGTTTAACGCCCGCGATCGGCGGCTGCATCCACAGTCGGGCCCGGGGCGATCGAGGCTAGGCCGGGGCTCTCCTCGACAGGGGCGGTGCTGGATGCACCGGGAACCCCCTGTTTCGGATTGGCGCAAAAATGAGTCGTCGCGCCCTGTCTGTCAAGTGGGCTGTTGAAACCTTCTAGGCGGTCGCGTTCAGCCTTGCCTTCTGGTCGGCGTCGGCGCCGATCGCATTGTTCAAACGCTCGTAGCGGGCATTTTCCGGCGTGCCTTTCGTCATCGCCTTGTCCACCCAGCTCCGGTCCTTTTTCAGCTCGTTGAGCTCCGCCTTCGCCTGCTCGCCCGATACTCCGAACTTGCCGCTGCCGCCGGTAATCAGTTTGTCTTCGGACATGCCTTCGCCAAGCCGCACGAACACGTCGATCGCTTTCTCGCCGCCCAGCACACCGCGGATGCCGCGAGCTTGCTCTGCAGTCAGGTCCAGCGCCTTGATCGCATTGTCCATCGCCGCGATCTTGGCCGCACGGTCGGCGCCGAAACCTTTCAGTTTCGCCTCGACGGCAGCAACCACCTGGCTTTCGGCGTCGGCCAAATCGTCCATTTGGCCCTTGATGAACTCGGCCACCACGGCCTCCATCGCCGCCTTCGGCACACCGTGCTGGTGCGCCGCCGCCGCAATCCTCTCCAATCCCTTCTGGTCGAGCGGAACGTCGTTGCCCTGGGCATCCTTGGGCGGCGTGAACGCATACCCCTTGGCATCGTCGGGAACGCCGATCGCCTTGTGGAACGCGGTGATTTCTTCCGCGCTGGCGCCTTCGCCAGGAACCTTGACCCGGCCGCTTTCCCGCAGGGCGCGCTGGTTGTCACGGGCCACCTTCGCCAGCCCGTCCAGATCCTTGACCCCGGTGGCCTTCACCCAATCGCGCAAGCTCGCCTCTTCGCCCTGGGCGTCCGCCGAAAGCTGGGTGTACCAGTCGGGATCGGCGCCGCCGGCAATGTCACCGGAGCCGCCCGATCCGCTGTCGCCGCCGCTGGAGCCACCATCGGCCCCACCACCAGCCCCTGCATCGCCGCCTGCGCTACCGCCGTCATCGGCGCCCGCCGCACTGCCCAACAGGTCGTAGAAGAGATCGACACCGAGCTCAACACAATCTTTGTTGAAGCAAGAAACCAAATTATCTTAAAACAGCAAGCTTTAGCCGCAGAAATTGCTGCACCTGACGCCACCGAAAAAGACGTTGAATTATTAACCAAACGAAAAGAAGCGTTGGACTTGCAGTTTGCTACTCTTGGTGAGCGCAGAGAAAGAACCCTAAACGCCTTGAGAAACCAATACCCAATCGGTATAGGCTTTGAGTCGTTCATGCTCAACAGTGTTCCAGCGAGCGCGGTTGTTGTTGGTATTAAGGTGGACAAGGCCAGGATTGGAAAGTCCAAGACCGGTAACCCATATTCACCATCCAACTTCCAAGTCATCTTTAAGCGCAACATCCCAGAGGGACGGGTTGCTCCTACGCTGGCCACTTTGGAAGGCCCGAGCATTGACCAAAGCTCTCCATGGCGTAACCCTCCATTGAATGATTGGTTTGCCCTCAAGTCTGTAACTGGTGGTCGTACTACTCGCTACATTGCTCTTGGAAACATCCTGAGAGCGGCGCAGTTGTTTGACAAAGACGGTGGAGAGATTGCCAAGTTCACCCTGATGAATCAGACAGAGCCAGTCTCCGGCGTGATCATGCCTGCCAAATACCAGCCTGTGGCCATCAGTGCGCAGCCGGTAAGGTTGCGCAATCCCAATGCCGCAGTGCAATACACACTGTCTGCTTGGCAAAAGATCCTCCAGAACAAGTACGACAGTACCCAAATGGAAGATTACAAACAAATAATAGACCAGCTGCAACCGCTGCTATTGCCAAATCTTCCTGACTTCCAGACGTTTGTTGATCTGCAAAAGGCCAGCTATACAAACATCGTTATCCGTGGCACACAGGGCATCTGGACTCTGTCACTGGATAACTACAGGCCTGACGGGTTTAGGCTGTCTGTTGCGGGCGATGCGCCCAAGAAGTTTGTTACATCCATCAAAGACGTCCCTATGGCCAAGAAGGGTGGGCGTTATGAGATGACTGGAAGGGAAAACATATCAGACCCGGCCAAAGTTGTTTCACTCATCAAGCTTTTGCACAAGACCTATCCGGCGACCGTGGAAGCTGACTTTGGCCAACTTGCCCGCGAGGTGATGAAGGTTGAGTTTGACGATAGCGAATCTAAGAAGGGCATGTTCTCTCGCACAGTGGCAGAGGGCGGCCAAAGCGTGGAAGATGTTAAGTCTCAAATAGTGCCTCTCAAAGGCATTAGAGTTAACGTCATCCAGTCTACAGATGAGCTGCCGGATGAAGCTGCACCGTCTGATGTTGAGGGTGCCTGGTACTCGGGCAATACCGTCTACCTAGTGGCTGACAATCTTCCAAACGCCAAGCGTGTTCAAGAAGTGCTGGCGCATGAGGCTATTGGACATGCCGCGTTGGAAGCAATGCTTGGCAAAGACTTGATGGCAGATCTGGTCAAGAACGTGCAGAACCTAGAAAAGTCTTCGCGCCTGATTAAGCAGATTGCAGTTCAGGTAGACAACACACAACCCGGCTTGTCGGATGAGCGTCGTGCTAAAGAGATCGTTGCCGTCATGGCAGAGCGTGGCTTGTATGGTGGCTTGGTGCAGCGCGTGATCCAAGCCGTGCGTAGATGGCTCAAGGCTGCTGGCTTTACCCTCAAGTTCTCCGACAGCGATGTCTTGGCTTTACTCAAGAACGCAGAGAAGTTTGCCAATGCTCCAGACTCTGCACCTAAGTTGTTTGGAACACCAGAGCCTTTCTACTCTAAGAACTATCAAGGTGGCCCAGCCCCAGTAGCTCAGTGGTCTTCGCCAGACTCAACGACCATGACCAACATTGAGTATCAGTTGGCTGATAAGTTTGTTGACCTCAAGCACGTTATCCGTGAGATTGAGAAGGGCGCTGGAGAGATTGAGGAAAACTTTGACGCCTATACCAAAGAGACTTTGATGCATGGAAGGGCGTCAGAAGCCATCCAGGATTTCCTGAACAAAGAACTCTTACCCGTTCTGAAGGAAATGCGCGCCAAGAAGGTTACGCTGCCCGAGCTGGAAGAGTATCTCCATAACCGTCATGCTGAAGAGTACAACATCCAAATTGCCAATATCAACCCAGCTATGCCGGGGACTGATGAGACAAACTCTGGCTCTGGCATCTCTACCGATAACGCAAACATTTACTTAAACAGCCTGACCCAAGAACAGAAAGATAAGTTTGAGTCGCTTGCTGCAAGTGTTGACGCTATCGTAAAAGGAACGCAAGAGGTTGTGGTGAAGGGTGGTTTAGAGACTCAAGAAACAATCAACCTTTGGAACAAGACATACCAAAACTATGTCCCTCTAAAGCGCGCAGACTTGGACTATGTCCATACCGGAAGTGGAATAGCTCGCGGTCTTCAAACCAAGGGGCCGTTTAACAAGAGGGCCATGGGCTCACTGAAAGACGTTGTTGATATTTTCTCCAACATCGCCATTCAACGAGAGAAGGCAATCATCAATGCAGAAGCCGCCCGCGTTGGACGCGCTCTGTATGGCTTGGTCATCACAAATCCAAACCCCGGCTTCTGGATGGCGGTCAACCCTGACGCTATCAAGAACAAAAAGAAGCTTGAGGAAGAGCTGATTAACCTTGGGATAAACCCCTCGGAAGCTCAGAACTTATTCCAAGAACCCAAGAGCCCAAGCATTGATCCCCAAACTGGGTATGTCAAATATCAAGTCAACCCATTGATGCGCCAGAGCGACAACGTGTTCTCTATCCGCGTAAATGGCAAAGACCGCTTCGTCTTCTTTAACGGTAATGATCCGCGCGCTTTGCGTATGGCCAAGACCATAAAGAACCTAGAGTCTGAGCAGCTGGGCGTGGTGCTGGGAATGGTTGGCACTGCAACTCGCTGGATGGCGGCGGTTAACACTCAATACAACCCAGTGTTTGGTGCTTGGAACTTCTTGCGTGACGTTGGTTCTGCCACGATTAACCTGTCAGCCACACCTCTTGCCGGCAAACAAGCACAAGTTCTTGCTGGGACTATGCCTGCCATGGCGGCCATATACAGGGGGCTGCGCGTTACTCGCGGGGGTAAGGCGGTCAACTCATATTGGGTAGATGTTTACGACAGATACAGACACGCTGGCGGTAAGACTGGCTTTAAGGAACAGTTCAGCAAAGGAGAAAACAAACTAACCATTGTTGAAAAAGAATTGGCCAAGCTTGATCGCGGCAATGCTAGACAGCTGGCTGCCGGAGTATTTAACTGGTTGTCGGACTACAACGACACCATGGAAAACGCCGTGCGTTTGGCGGCTTTTGATGTTGCAACCAAGTCAACTTCAGAAGGTGGTTTAGGGTTGAGCGAGCAAGAAGGCGCAGCCTTGGCCAAAGACCTCACTGTTAACTTCAACCGTAAGGGTGCAGCCACTAAATGGATGCAGACTTTGTATGCTTTCTTTAATGCCTCTGTACAGGGTGGATTGAAAGTTGGCCGGACTCTCAACGGTCCAGCTGGTCGCAAGATCATGATTGGCGGCGTGATCGTTGGTATGGTTCAAGCTCTGGCTATGGCCTTGGCCGGATTTGATGACGATGATCCTCCTGAATTTATCAAGGCAAAGAACTTTGTTATCCCAACAGGCGACGGCACTTATAAAGTGTTCCCCATGCCTTTGGGTTACAGCATATTCCCCGGATTTGGCCGCTTGGTAACAGAATACATCTTGGCTCAGAACAACATTATCAACAGCAAGAAGAAGGCCTCTGATGTGGTGCTCGACATCATGTCGATGTCTGTGGAGGCGTTTAACCCGCTTGGCTCTGGAAGTTTGTGGCAGATGGCTATGCCTACTCTTGCAGATCCATTTGCCGCACTTTCTGCAAACAAGGATTCGTTTGGACGTCCTATCTACAAAGAGGACCGCGCCAACAATCCAACTCCTGGTTATCAGCGTTCACGCGAAAGTGCAAGCGCTGTTGGTCAGTTCGTAGCTGAGTTCTTAAACTATGTGTCATCTCCATCTGGAACTCTCCACACCAAAGGGGCTATAAGCCCAACGGCTGATGAGGTTGACTACCTTATTGGACAAGCAACGGGCGGCGCAGGGCGTGAAGTAATGAAAGCGGCACAGTATGCTGGCGCGGTAGTCTCTGGTGAAACAGCTGAAGTGCCAACATACAAAGTGCCAATAGTTGGTAAGTTCTTGGGCGAGACTGGTTCTGCTTCGGCAGTGTCGGCTGGCTTCTATGAAAACGTAATCAATCTGGCAAAGCATGAGAATGAGATAAAGCAACGGATCAAGAGCAAAGAGCCTACTGCCGAATATAAAGCTGACCATCCAGAGTGGCGCTTCATGGGTCGGGCTAACTATCTAGAGAACCAAATAGCAGCTATCAACGCCCAGAAAAAAGCTCTTCGCGAGCGTGGTGGCCGGGAAGAGCAAATAAAGAAATTGGATGAAAAAAAGACGGCGATGATGAAGAAGTTCAACGACGACGTTAAAAAAGCTCAACTTACAGCAGTCCAATAATCTCCTGTTCAAACATGAGGCCTATCGTTTTGCGGTGGGCCTCTTCCCACATCTCTAGTCTTTCTTGTCGGGACATCTTGGCGCCCTGATCCAGTTCTGCGTGGCAAGTAAAACATAACGAGGCAATACGGTAATCGTTTGCTTTCAAGCTCCGGCCTTTGCCATCTCGCATCTGATTGGAATGTGCAGCCACTACCGTGCCGTCGCTGATTCCGCAGTGTTGGCAAGGCAGCTGGCGAGCCGCCTCAAGCAGCTTCTTGTTTCTGTACATTTTTTCTTTCTTCTCGGGCGGATTTCTGTTGCAAAAGGCAATCACCACACACCCAACGGTTGGTTCTTGGATCCTTGACCTTGCCGCCGTCTAGTGGTTTCTGGTGCTCGCAGGTTGCACAACATTTGCGGCCATAGACTCTAATCGGATTTGACATTGCGTTTTTTCTTGATAGTTACGATACCTTCCTCGGAAGACTTGCGCGCGTCCATCATTGCATCGGCAATCTCATACGCGGATTCCGGCAGGTTTTCACCAGTCCGATCCCGAATAATCAAACCAGTCAATGCAAACATGGCAGCCAAGTCTCGCAAATTGTTTTCATGCTCAGTCATTCTTATCTTTCTGACTATAACAATGGTTACAGTCGATTTCAGTGAACTTCATCAGAGTTGTGAGGCCAGTCCCAACCAAACTGTGCAACCATTGCCTTGGTGGCTTGGACAGAAGCTCGGAATTGTTCGGTGGCCTCATTTTCCGGGATTTCCAGCTCAACAATAAGGGTAGACAGGATGACATGGACAGCCGCCACCACCACAGTCGGATCATTCTCCGGGGATGCGATGATGGCGTCGTATATCCTGGACGACAAGTCCATGATACGGTCATGCATGGCTGGACAGTTCTTTGAGTTGATCAGCCAGAATGTCGCTCAAGTATTTACCGCGCACGGCTATGTGCTCGATGTCCTTGCAGGCGTCAATCTGTTTAACGGCATCTCTAATAGCCTTGTTGTATCCGGCCTTAAAGCTGTCGTCCCCATCTAGGATCATGCAAATAGCGTCCCGCACCGTGCTGGATGCTTTACGCTCTTTGGCAAGTTCCTTGATCTTTTCGTGATACTCGATTGGCAAGTACACGCTGTATGGCACTAAATTACTCACGATTTCCTCCATGCATCAAAGCTGGTTTTCAAACGAACAAACAAGTCTCGAGCTTCTATGTTGGTCTTGAGCTCCTTGCGGGACTCAATATCCAGATAAGAGATCAACCACTCAGCGCAAGCCTTTTCATTCTTCTCCATCAGCCATTCCTTTTTGTGCAGCCATTCCCAAAAGTCTGGATCCCTGCATAGGATACCCGCCATTTTTACGGCAAAGTCACCGGGAAACTCATTCTCTCGATTCATTGGCTGCTCATCGTCGCCCAGCCGAACCATCACCACAACATACCTAGAGCCGACAAAGTCACGCATCAGGTCATCTGGCAGATCGTCCGGGTGGACGGCAAGCGTCAAGACGTAACCGTCCTTAGACTGCTTGAGCGCAGTCTTGACGGCCTCAAACTGGATTGGGCTTGGATTTGGCAAGTTGAATCTCCAAATACCGAATGACGCCATCGGACATTTTCAATCGTGTCTCCAGCCTGTCAATCTGCTCATGCAGGTTCTCAATTGTGATTGTGTCCATGGCAGAGTCTTGCATCATTGAGTGCAGCGCCTTGTCCAAATTCTCACAAGTCTTTTCCCACTCTTTGATAGTGGTTGGTTTCTTTGACTTAGTCATCCCAAGGGTCCTTTGCGTTAGTTACAGGGGCGGCTTTCTCATAGGTATCGACCTTGAGGGAAACCATGCGGCTTTCGTACTTGTCTTTCTTTAACCAAGCTTCGAGCTTGATGGTGATGAACTCTTCGCCCTCGGCTTTCTCCAACAGAGACAGGATCAGATCCTTTTCAATCTTGATATCTCCATACATGTCTGGGGACTTCTCATGCCGTTTTTGTTTTGTGGTGAACAGCGCACCTGAGTTTGGATATTCCATGATTACTCCGCGAAAGAATCTTTTTTAGCTTTGAAGTTGGCCAGCAGGTCTTCGTACATGGTGGGGTAGTCAGACTTGAGCTTGTCAAAATGGCCTCGATTGTTCTTGAAGATGTTCTGGACGTCGGCAGCTGACTTGGCAAAGCCCAGCGCCAAGTGAGTGACCTCAATAATCATCTCCGGCCATTCGGCTTCATCATCCACCTTGCGTACCTTGATCTCCCACTCCTTGAAGTTTTCTCCCTTATCGATTACGACAGGCTTCTTCTCGGCGGGTTTGGCCACCGGCTTCTCGGCGGGCTTTTCTACAGCCTTGGGCTTTTCCTCTTGGGGTAAGGAATCAATCACATCGTTCTCAACCAGCTCGAGCGCCATTAACCACAGGTACCTGCGAATGTAGGTATGGGTGCTGCCCAAGGACTGTATGGCCTGACCTTTGGCGTTCTCTGCATAGACGACAGGTGTAGTGAACTCCACGCTGCCATCGCCCTCAGTGTCGTAAACAGTCAGGGTTGCTGTTTCAGCAAAGCGCACTACACCGCACAGGCCAATCTCGTTAAAGATCTTGTGCGCAGCCGGGATGAAGTCTCCCAGCTCAAAGTAGTGGTAGTTGCTGAATTTGTTGTGGCCAGATTTCTCTATGCCTGAGTTGAGCAGCTGGTGCCTAGCCGCTTGCAGCTTCTTGAAGACAGTCATTCCGCACCCTCAATCTTGAGCTGATCACCATCGCGAGCCATCTCAACCTTGATGCCTTTGGCCAAGTGGGCAACCAAGTCATCCTGAGATGCCACGCGGACAGTGAACAGGGACTGAGCCACATGGTTAAGGGCTTGATGACGATTGCTGGCGCGAACCAGACGGGTTGTTAAATGGGGGTCTGCTGCCCCAATCAAATAAATACGCATTACTCTCTCCTTAAAAAAAGCCAAACCAAATACCGGTGCCGTGAATCCACGCAATGGGAAACACAATTGCTCCGGCAATCAAAAAACCCCAAGACGCCGTCTTGAGGCAAACCACAATGTGCGTGATCCAAGACCCAAAGAGCCATAGAACAAACGCCAATCCAAGTAAATTCATTCTGTACCTTTCTGAGCTTCGTACTCTTTCCACTGTGAACAAAAGTCTCGGACTGAGCAGAAGTTGGCGCAACGTGTTCTCTCGCCGGGTCGCACTTCAATCTCATAGTCCTTGCCATATTCGGCGATCTTTCCTGCCGCCTCTTCCTGAGTGGCACAGACGTTCCGCGCCTTGATGCCCCCAATCTTTTTAACCGCGTAGGTTGTTGCTTTCTCCCACATCTGGTCTGGTGTGCAGTGCGGCAGCTCGGCACCTGTTTCCAGCTCAAACAGAGCGTTAGAGTGCAGGGTGATTTGTTCCTGAATGAACTTCTCGCGGTGATCAAATGGCCACAGCTGGATGGGCACAACCTTGATGGGGGCGTCAGGATAACCTGCTTTACTGACAACGTCCCGGCGGTTCCAATCGCGGATGATGGCCACAATCTCAAGCTTGCTGACGGGCGTCTTCTTAACCCGCTCTACCAGCCAAGCGTAGATGTTGAGCTGGTATTCCCAGTCAATCTTCTCGTTCATAACTGACCAAGCCGCACAGGTCTTGTAATCGTTGATGGTGATGGATCCATCCTCATTCACGATCTGTAAGTCAATCGCGCCGGAGATCTTCCAGCCATCGATCTCGGTGTGCAGCCGCTCTTCGACCAGGTGGTTTTCATCCTTGCCATGCTCGAGCACCCCGTGGATAGCGGTGCCAAAGATAGACCAGACCATCTCGGTGACGTCAGTCTCAATCTTGTCTTCGTGGAGCTTGCGCAGCTGGACAATGCGCGGGCTGTTGATCAGCTCGGTGGCCGATAGGTTGGCCTTACCCTTGGTATATGTAGGGCGGCGCATGATGTTGACAAACGTCTGAGGCAGGTTGTATTTGTTGGTGATGATCATGTTATTTCCTAAGTTCAAGGCCAATTTCTTTTAAGGCCAGCTTTATCTCTATCACTGTTGTTGTCCCGCAGTTGACCAACTTGAGCAAACTTGATTCGCTGTATTGGAGAAGGTCATAAACCGTGGTTATGTCTTCTGCATTGAGCACGTTGGCTGCTCTGGTTGAGAGCTTTAATTCTTTGACATTGAGCTTGGCCAGATCTGAAACACTCTTTCTCAGCACTTCGGCAGTGATCCAAGGTAGACTGCAAATCCAACAATCCTTGTACATCTTCACAAAACAAATCGTCACCCCATTAAATACAAATGAAAATTCCTCTCTTTGCGACATAGTCTCTCCGTTAAAGTAGAATGGACACACATTGTACCCACCATCATTCATGTCTTGCAAGGGTTTTTTATGGCCACATCAACAACTCAACTTAGCCTCAAGCTAATGAGGGATAGGGGTTATTACGCGGAAGTCGTTGAAAGATATAACTATTTCACCAAGCGCAAGAATGATTTTGCCGGATTTCTAGACCTACTTTGTTTGCAGCCGGGCGACGTCACCGGTGTCCAAACCACCAGTTTGTCCAACATATCGAGCCGGATCAACAAGATTATGGAGCATGAGAATTTGGATGTTGTACTTGCTGCCGGTATTAAAGTTGAAGTCCACGGGTGGGTGAAAAGAGACAACCGCTGGCAGGTTAAGATTGTTGAGATAGAATAATTCGGTACAAGTGATTTTGCAGTTGCCTGTACTCTCTCCTTTAATCCCTGGTTGGAGACAGCTGGGGATTTTTTTGGAGCCAACACGCATGGAGATTGTCCTCTGCTTAGTGCCTTATAAGCGTTCCGGGCAAGTCAGTCTCCAGCCGTGTTGGTGCGGCGTTGAAGGAAACGCTAGGTACGGTGCAGAAACATTCGATGCAGGGTTGCTGGATACGGCATGGCCTGAACTGCGAAGGTACTGATAGGAAAATTGGAGTCGGCTCTGGGGACGCTCAACCGACCGGCGACAGCGGCTAGTGGGCTGTCAATCTGGTATCAAGTCCAGACATCAACAACTAACACGCATGGGGATTGCGGCTGAGGGCTAGACCGAAAGGGTACTACGCCGTAGGCGGGGAGAGAAGAAGCCCTAGACCGCCTGTACAGTCCCCAGCCGTGTTGGTGAAAGCGTAGGCTGATACGCAAGACAGGTCGTTTGAGTGCCGCCACAGACCTAAATCGTTAAGGTGCAATGCAGGAGTTCAGCGCCTGCCACCAACAACCTTTATTAAAAAATGGGACTTGTCTCATTTTCCAAAATATGTATAATCCAATCTGTTGCCGTAGGAAGCGACATATTTAGAGCCGTTACACATGCCTTCGCCCTTGGTTTTTACCGATGGGTTCCTACCGAGGGCAGTTGTAACGGCTTTTTTATTGTCCCCACTATGGCAGCCGTCAGAGCGCGTTAGCTGATGGCCTGCATGGGCTGAACTCAAGAAACACAGAACCTCGGTGTGACCCGCACCCCCAAGTAGAGTAATCGAAAGGGATATACAAGGCTGTCAGTAATGACACATACCCCACTGACTGAGAGTTGATCGACCACAACGTGCAAACGCGGTGAATCGGGATTTCAGGGGAGGGCGGAGCTGGCTACCCGATAGTCGACAGTAACTGCGAAAGCAGCCAACCCGACATAGTGCCTTGGTAAAGAGCCTAGATCGTCCCCCTGCTGGGAGGGAGGGTCTACGGGTTAGGTATGCTTGGCTTGTGGACATAGGAGATGACCCGCTTGTGTTCCATGAGATGTGTGTGATATAACTGTAACAGTGTTATAGAGGAGGCTGAAATGTGGGATGTACTAGTGACGGTGATATTGATGGGCTTTGGCGCACTGCTGGTTATTGTCATTGGCGCGGTCTTCTCATGGGCGATCTTCTGGATGCAGAACGGAGGGCGTGATGACTGACGAGCAGTATGAGCAGTTAAGTTCCCCGCAACCAACTGTTGTTGTTCGGCCGTTGGCGAATGACCCCGACTACGTCAAGTGTCCACGGTGTTGGCACTACACACATGAGGGGTTACACAACCACGATGGTCTGTGCGACAGATGTTGCCGAGTGTTGATTGACCATTACCCAAACCATGAAAGCGTTGCACATATTTTGGAAAGGAGACAAGCATGACTGAGTTCAGGCTTGAAAGAGTTGGTGACAAATACAAGCTGTCTTACGCAGGGCGTTGTCCATACCCCGAGAATCCTTACGAAGTTTGGTGGAGTTGCTTGCGTCAAGAAACCAACGGATGCAACTGGGAACACCGACTCACAAAGCAAGAAGTTTTGCAACGATTGGAGAAAGAGTTATGACTGAGTTCAACAAGCCAACAGAGGTCAGCTATGTGACCTTAGAAGATTACAACCATGTTGAAAGTATGAACAGGGTGAAGAAAGCGTTTGATGAAGAAATGCAAATGAAAGCCAAGACTCAGCAGCAGTTCTATGACGAGCTGCGCAACGGCGTGATCGAAGAGGTGGCGCTGCATGTTCAGAAGCTCAAAGGCTTTGGGCAAGACACTGTGGATTCGCTGGCAATCTATATCAGGGAGATGAAGAAATGATTGACGATCTTATGGAACACCTCAAAATCGTGGGCTTTGTGATTCATGTAGCACTACTTGTGCTTGGTTTTATTTTTGGCATTGCTTGGGTATTGGATTCAATGTTTGGCCCAAGTGATGAACAGAAAGCTGAGATGCGCGTGCCTCAACTTTTGTCCGAGGCTGATGGTTGTAAGGTCTACAAGTTTGTGGACGATGGGACGCACTACTTTACACGTTGTGGTGAGCAGGTAAACACCGTGCGTCACTACACAGAAACTTGCGGCAAAAACTGCACTCGTAATCGCACTGAATCAATTGCAACGGAAGGAAACAGATGAAGCGCCACCCCACCAGCGGCAAGCCGATACTCAACGAGCCGGATGCAGACGGGCTTTACACCTGCCAGTACACGGGACTAAAGGTGTTGCGTGAAGAGGCCATCTTTTTGGGGCCATGCGTACCGCAGGTCAACGGTACATATGTGTGCCACCCGACTGCACTGCCATTCTTTAAAAAGTCCAAGCGCCTGTTTGACGAGAGCGAGGCTAACTGCAATACCTGCAAGCACCTTGTCCGTGTAAAGCATGAGCCGAGGAAGAGTGGCATGTTGGAGGGGGCGTGCCACACAAATCCCAAGCTGCTGTTCCACCCCGATGACTTCATGGGAATGAATTGCTACGAACAAAGACAGGAGAAGCAATGACCCCGAAAAGTTTTGACATTGACACTGCCAAAGAAATTGTTGGCGATGAGCGTATGCGAACCATAGAAGCTAAGGCGCGGCAAGACGCTGACAACGGAGTCATGGACAAGCCAGCGAGAGCAGAGGGTACTTACTGGGATGTTGTGCGTTCAGACATGGAGTACGTCGTGTACATCACAGCGCACCACAAACGAATGGAACGTGTTGCAAGGATTAAAGAAAGGGAGAAAGCATGACACAAGATGAAATTATTGAAATGGCTACACAGGTGTATGGAAAATGTGATTGGCATAAATCTGCTTTGTTACGTCTTGAAGCCTTTGTCAAACTGGTAGCCGCCAAAGCAACCGCCAAAGAACGTGAAGCCTGTGCAAAGGTGTGTGAAGAAGCGCATTGGTCGCTTGATGATTGTGCAGAATTTGCCGCCGCAATCAGAGCCAGAGGTGAAGCATGATTGAAGTATTGAAACAGGCAGTTGAGGCGTTCGTAGTTAAGCAATATGCAGAGCTGGAAAGCCAAGAGCCTATGGCGTTGCCTTGTTGCGGTTACACGGATGCTAGTGCAGTCAAATGGAATCCCCTTAACGGCGTTGTGCAATGCCACAACTGTGGATGGAACTACTCACAGCGCACATGGGTAGGGCTAGCATCAGAAGACAGACTAACGGCTAAATATATGCAAGACGCACCTGATGGTATTGAGGCAGTCATTGACTACATAGAAACCAAACTAAAGGAGAAGAACACATGACCGCACACATAACAAAAACATGGTTTGAAGATGGAAAGTTAATCACGCAAGGATTTGAGGAAAAAGACATATACAAGCGTGAATGGGTAGGGCTGACAGATGAGGAGCGCAGTCAACTTGTAACATTGCACCACGGATGGAATGAGTATGCCCAAGCTATTGAAGCCAAACTCAAGGAGAAGAACACATGAGCGACAGTTATCTTATTTTTTTAGCACTGTGCTTTATCGCCGGTGTATTGCTTGCAAAGTAAGGAGAAGAACACATGATTGACCGACTCATTCTCAGCGCCGTGCTGGGTACAGTGGGATGGAACGGAATGTTCCCCGATCCGCCGGTACCCCTGACACTGAAACAAAAAGCAAAGGAGAGATCAATGAGCGCCGTGTGCGACAAAAAGAAGAAAACCAAGACGGTTAAAGAAATGTGCAAGCGATGGGAGAGACAACGCAATGGATAACCAAGGAATAAAAGTAACTATCGGAGACAAAACTGTGTATCTCGAAGAAGGGTGGTACACTCTTGACGAGCTCCAGGCATATGTCGATAATGTCAAACGCATTGAAGCTGCAAACCCTAGAAAGGAAGAAAGTAATGAAGACGATAAAGAGTTATTTTGAACCCCTCACCCTCACCTTAGTGTGGGTCTACGCTATGGCAATATTCGCCGTGGCAATGGACATTTTTGTTTGGAGGGCCTAAGCAATGGAACAATACTATTTCATTTTTTACTGCGACGAGCTCTGCATCGACCTGGAGTGCGAACTGGAGTACGAAGAGGATGACCCCGAAGTCGGGCTCAAGGCCTCCATGACCCTGGTCAGCGCCGTGCCAAAGAACGCGCCAGGCTTGGATATCCTGCCGGTCATGAAGCTCTCCCTGGTGGACGAGATCGAGGCGGCCGCGCTCAAAGACATACACGACACAGAAATGGACTTTTAACAATGAAACCCGCGATCTTTACAACAGAAGAGCCGCCCGCCCCGATCGACAATATGCTGGTCAAGGAGTACGTCAATGGACTTAGGCGACACATCGAAATCTTGAACATCCAAATAGAAACCTTGGTCAAACAACTCCATGACAAGCAAAACAAAGAGTGACCACGCACCACGGGACCTCCTGGCCGATCTCAATGAGATGGCCAAGGAGTTGATGCAGATATACCTACTTAGGATTAATGGGCAGGATATCGTCCTGTTCGGGCCCATGCTGGGTTGGCCTGAAGAAGAGGACGTTGAGGTGGAAAGTATTGGTTTTGGAGAACTGGTCAAGGTGGAAGACGTGATAGAGATGCTACAGCGGATGCATGGGCGCGGTGGGGAGGGAAGTGTGATGAGTAAATTGCAATGAATCACGGACCACGGACTACGGACAAAGGATTAATAAATGAGTTTTTCGCATCTATATAGACTTTTTGACCAAAAGAAAAAAATAATTTATTTTTTTTATTTTAGACGTAATAGACGTAATGGTGTAATAACGTAATGTAATCAACGAGTTATGTTAGTACAGTACATTACAGAGTGTGTATAGGAGTAATTTATATAAAATGCACGCGCAACTTATTTTTTGAAAAAAACAAACCTTCTAAAATTTATCTTGCGGCAGCAAAAGTTGGAGGTATTTACGCTAGCAATGTTTATCGCGCTGATTTCATATATAATAATTTACAAATTCAAAATAACATAATCAATGCATGTTATAAATACAATGTTGAAAAATTATTATTTTTAGGAAGCTCTTGTGTTTATCCAAAGTTTTCAGAACAACCAATTAAAGAAGAGTCTTTATTAACTGGACCTTTAGAGTATACTAACGAATCTTATTCAATTGCTAAAATTGCGGGAATTAAAATGTGTGAAAGTTACTATAAACAATATGGGTGTAATTTTATTTCAGTTATGCCCACTAATTTATATGGGCCAAATGATAAATTTGATTTACAAAATTCGCATGTATTACCCTCTTTGCTAAGAAAATTTCATGAAGCTAAGATTAATAATAATCCTTCAGTAGAAATTTGGGGCACTGGAAAAGCCAAGAGAGAATTCATGCACGTTGATGATATGGCTGAAGCTTGTATTCACATCATGAATAATATTAATGCGAAAGATTTGCATGAGCTAGGAATTTCTCATATTAATATTGGAACTGGCGAAGATATTTCTATCAAAGAATTGGCTGAAATTATCGCTAAAATTGTAGATTTTAATGGAGAGATTATTTATAATACTTCTCAACCAGATGGAACTCCTAAAAAATTATTAAATGTTGAGCTATTAAATAAACTAGGATTTACCGCTAAAATTAAATTAAAAGAAGGAATAGAATTAACTTATAACTGGTATAGAAATCAATAAAAAATTTATGAAAACAATTATAATCACAGGCATAACTGGTCAAGACGGCTCTCACATGGCCGATTTCTTATTAAAAGACCCAAATAATTTTGTATATGGAGCGCATCGCCATCTAAGCGTAGAAAATCATGACAATATCAAACACTTAAAGGATCACCCTAGATTCCAAAAGATCGAATTAGACTTGACAGATGGAGAGAGTATTAATAACGCCTTGAAACAATATAGGCCAAATTATTTTATTAATTTTGCAGCCAACTCTTTTGTCGGTAATAGCTGGAAGATGCCTATTAATCACATGCAAACAAACTGTATGGGTGTTCTTTCTTGCTTAGAAGCTATCAAGAATTTCTCTTCACATACGCGATTCTATAACGCTGGTAGTAGCGAGCAATTTGGAGATGTAATTTATTCTCCACAAGATATTAATCATCCTTTTCGACCTCGTTCCCCATATGGCGCTGCGAAATGCGCTGCCCACCATCTTGTGAAAGTCTATAGAGACTCTTATAATATTTACGCTGTTCAAGGTATCCTGTTTAACCATGAAGGTGTTCGTCGCGGAGAGGATTTTGTGACTCGTAAAATCACCAAGAATGTAGCGAGAATCTACAACGCCTTTATTCTTCGCGAACCATTCCTTCCTATGGAACTTGGTAATCTTGATGCCAAAAGAGATTGGAGCGATGCTGAAGATTTTGTGAAAGGAGTATGGTTAATGCTCAACCAAGATAGCCCAAAAGATTATATTCTCTCAGCTAATGAGACTCACTCTGTCCGAGAATTCGTTGAGCTATCATTTAAAGAGGTTCAAATTGATGGCGAATGGTCTGGAGATGGTATTAAAGAAATGTTTATTGACAAACGAACGAAACAGAAGCTCGTTATCATTAATCCAACATTCTACCGACCAGCCGAAGTTGAACTTCTTTGGGGAGATTCAACTCCAGCAAGAGAAGAACTTGGTTGGAGTCCAAAAACATCTTTTTCAAAACTCGTTGAGAAAATGGTTGCATAAGACCTTGGTTGGCCTTATAATAGTTAGTGGATAAATCGAAAAAGCCGAATAAGAAACTCATCGTCTCCAAATTTGTTGAAGTTCCTCTTAAATCAAAGAGGGAATTTTGGCAACGTGAATATGTGTTACTCAATCGTTTGATTGAGAAATATAGTATTGAATTCTTAAGAGACACTTCTTTTTCTTTAAAGGGAGACTCTTTAGCTATTCTGTTTGCAGACAAGATTATCAAAGATCTTGATAACAGATTCAAGATTTACAACTCAGATGTGAAATTAAAGACTGATGAGATCGTACTTAAAGATGACCCCACCGTAGAGAAAAGAGAAGTGGCGAAAAAGATCAAAAACATTAAAGATTTTTTATATGAGAAAAACTAAAGAGACGAAAGATCCAGAAGAGAAGAAGAACACATCAAGTGATGTATTGCAGAGCTTTTTGAAACAAAATTCAGAAGATCATTATAATTTTGAAGAGACGGTTGATTACAAGGTGTCCAGCGGCTCCCTTCAATTAGATACTCAACTTGGTGGAGGATTTGGCCCAGGACTCCACAGGTTTGTGGGGATGAATGAGGGAGGCAAGACTTCTGAAGCGTTAGAGGTTATGAAGAATTTTCTGCTAGAGATTGAAAATTCAAAAGGATTTTATATCAAAGCCGAAGGGCGTTTGTCTCCAGAAATGCAAAAGCGCTCTGGAGTTAAATTTGTATTCTCTCCTGAAGAATGGGTTACTGGAACATGTTTTGTATTTGAAAGCAATATTTATGAAACAGTAGTGGACGCAATGAGACAGCTTGTTTCTAACAATGTAGAAAAAATTAAATTCTGTTTTCTTCTCGACGCTGTTGATGGTTTGATTGCAAAGAATGATATGGACAAATCTTTCGAAGAGAGCGCCAAGGTAGCTGGTGGTGCAGTGATCGCCGCAACCTTCATGAAGAAACTCTCTATCGCCTTAACTAAAAGAGGCCACATGGCAATTTTCATCTCTCAAGTTAGAGCGGATATTAAACTTGATCCATATTCTAAAGCTCCCGTTCGCCAGACATCAGCAACAGGGGGTAATGCTTTACTGCATTTCGCTAACTGGATTTTAGAGTTTGAGCCTCGCTATAAAGGAGATATTATTCTTCAAAATCCTAGCGAAAAAACTATTGATGTTCACAAGAACCCTCCTGTTGGTCATTGGGCCAAAGTCACTGTTAAAAAATCCCCAAATGAGAAGACTAATCTAACCATTCCCTATCCTATTCGTTATGGAAGAAGTGGTGGGAAGTCTGTTTGGATCGAAAAAGAAATTGTTGATCTTCTCTTAGCTTGGGAATTGGTTGTTGAAGGAGGAGCTTGGTATACTCCAAGTGAAGAATTTGTCACTCTACTTGCTGAAGCTGGTATTTCTTTACCAGAAAAAGTTCAAGGAGAAAACAATTTATTCAAACTCATTGAAGAAAATGACGAACTTTTGAAATTCCTTGTATCGTATTTCAAGAAGCTCGTTCAAAATGAAATTTAAAAACTTATACGGCAAAGAAAAGAATTTAAAAAACGCTAAAGATTACCTCATCAATTGGAACGCTAAAACCCGTAGCAAATTCCAAGATGAGGTAAAGCGTTATTTAAAGAACTATTGGTCTGAAGATTTTGTATTTGAAGAGTTTCGAATTGTCGATACTCGCATGACTTTTGATTTTTTTAACGCGAATAAAAAGATAGCTATTGAAGTTCAAGGAAGGCAGCATACTAAATTTGTTCCATTTTTCCATAGCAGTAGAGCAAAGTTCTTACAGCAATTGAAAAGAGACACTAAGAAGTTTGAGTTCTGTGAAATCAATAATATTAAATTAATAGAAATTTACGACATCAAAGAATTAAATAAAGAATTTTTTGAATCTCACGGAGTGTATCTGTAATATAAATGTATGCCAATTAATAATCTAATTAAATCTCCAAAGTTTCACATGCCGTCGAACTTGATTGATCAACTTTACGAGTTGAGTGGTAGCGCTGATAAGTATAAGGGAGTTATTCTTGCTTATATCTCTGAAGATGGTGATCCGTTAGTTTATGCTAAATATGATTCTCAAATTGTAGAGTTTGGAATGCGTAAAGTTTTAGAAAAATATCTAAATAATAGCGATGAAGAAGATTTCTTCTCAGGTAATGAAAATATTGAAGAACAAGGACTTGACGAAGATGACGATTGAGAGTAGCGTAGTATCATAGGCATGATATACTCTTACGAACTCGAAAAACAACTGCTAGCGGGGCTGATCAAGAATCCGCAAAACTATTTTGAAATCTCTGCATTTATTAATGAGAAAGATTTCTATAGCGAAGACAATAGCATCAATAAAACAATCTTCACAATCGTTAGGCAAGCCCTAGAAGCCCATGAAGATATTGATGATGTTATTATTGCTCAAAGAGTTCAGTCTCTTGGGCTTTCATTTGATGATATTTTAAATGTGGGAGAATATGTCAAGTCTCTTGGCATGAGGAAAGTAGCGGAAGGAAGCATTATTAAGACTTCCAAAGAATTGAAAAAGTATACAATTCGACGCGAAATTTACGAGTCGTCGCAGACCATTGCTCGCAAAATGAAAAACATGGCTCCAGAGAGCAGCTATGGAGAAATCATATCGGTAGCTGATAAAGAATACAATAGCCGCATTAATCAATATGAGGTTGGAAACGATAGTCCAGAAAATATCTATGACGACATGGAGGCTATTATTGAAGATCGTGGAAATAATCCAGTGACCGAATTCGGCATGATGGGACCGCATCCAAAAATCAATGATATGTATGGTTCATTGCTCCGCCCAGGGAACATCGCCGTCATTGTTGCTCGTTCTGGTGTTGGTAAGACTCAGTTCTGTATGGACTACAGCACCAAGGTCAGTTTAAAGTATAATGTTCCAGTTCTTCATTTTGACAACGGAGAAATGAGTAAAGAAGAACTTATGGCTCGCCAATGCTCTGCACTTAGCGGTGTTCCTATGCATTTGATTGAAAGCGGACAGTGGCTACGAGCAGGAAAGGAAACAGTCGATAAGGTAAGGTCTGTATGGGCTAAAGTTAAGAATCTTCAGTTCTATTACTATAATGTCGGTGGTTTAGATGTTGATTCCATGATCAACACTTTAAAGAGATTCTATTACTCTAAAGTTGGAAGAGGCAACAAAATGATCTTTAGCTTTGACTATATTAAAACCACTTCATCTGTTGTCTTATTTCTAAGAATAAACATGTGTGAACAGAATTGAGTAATGCGGTCAGAAAGAGAAACGATACTTTCATCGTCAATCACATTTTGAGAGTTGCGATTATTGGTGATACCAGAGCGATTAGATTGAACCGATGTTATCATTGGGATAATTGGAAGACCTTCGTGAAGGATGTCTTTCTGCACGCAACGTTTGAACTTGTCCACCATCTCTCCAACAGTCTGCCATTCTGTTTTGTTGGCTCCCA